GGCAGTGACTAGATGTGGTTGGGGATTTAATTTAAATCTATTCTTTTCTAATTGAATTTCAATTTCTGAAAATTGATCTGTTCCGCCTATCTGTCCAAGTCGAAACGCCCATTCCTCATTGAGCAGAACACTGTCAGATCCGGATCTGCTCAACTTGTTGAAAATTTTAGTTATGCTGTTTGCTGTGCCTTTTTCTCTAATAAATCCTTGGTACAGCTGAAATTGACTTACAGGATCTTCTGCAAGATTTTGGAGATAATCTCGTGCTTGATATCCAATAGCATGTCGAGCTAATTCCCGTTGACTTTGATCCAGTCCTTGAGACGAAGTTTCAAAATAGTCACTGAATTGTTTAATCTTATAGTCAAAGTTCGATACCAGTTGCTTGGTCGGTGTTGAATCTAATTTTGTCCAGTTGGCATTGTTAAATGTTTCTGTGCCTAATTGATTTACAAGACTGGTCCAATTGTATGATTTGTAGGATACAATATCTCCCAGTTTATAATCTCGGAAAGGTTGCCAGATCTGTATATCAACATTATCGAATAAAAATCCCGGACTGGTGTAATCTCCATCCCAGTCAACTGTTCGAAACGCCTGCATTTTTACGCGACCTTGGCGATACCCTGTGGACTTGTCATAGATAATGTCATTGAACACTGTGCGATCATCAAACACAGTGACATGCTCTTTAATCACATAGTGCAGTCTTGCGTAATAGATACCGTCTGTGGTGTTTGTGGTTTCTATATCTAAATTTTGGAAACTTCTATTGACGTTGAGAAATCTCGGAGCCAGCGGTGTTCCATCACCTTTCAGTATCTGGTAATCATAAAATCCGTCAAGCAGATTATCCGGTGTTCCTACAGGTATAGAAATTTTTAATTTTTGTGCAGATGGGCTTAGAGCTATAATGGCACCGGACTCCCAATTGCTTTTGGTCCAGAACATAAATTCTTTAGCAGCACTGAGCCAATCTTGGCTGGTAGCATTTTGAGGATCATAATTATCAAACACAATCCCTTGTGTTTTAAGATAGCTTTCATAACCCAACAGTAGATCTACTACCTGTTGTATACTGGTCAACAGTGTGCCATAACTGATTTGTTTTACAGTGATGGTGTTGAAAACTCGTCTACGCTGCGCTTCAACAGCACCTATCTTAGGCACATCTCCTAATTTCTGCCACACACTGCGATCAAAATCCCCTGCACTACGATGGGTTTTCAATGCACGATAAAAATTACTTTGATATCTGACCAGCACACCGTTGTTGTAGTTTTTATCGTCGACCCACTCAGTAAATGACTCACTGATGCCACCTACAGAAATTACAGGATCTTTGCTGCTGGCCTGAGCCGGATGATAATTAAAGTACGGATGAATATCATCATATCCTGCTACTATCCATCCACCCGAAGCTTTTTCCAGTCTCATGCCACTGTAACTAATAGAAGTTACTGGACTACTAACGTTGAATATAATATCATAATTCTCAGGAGGAATAAAAATGCTAGAAGCAGTAGCAGCAGGATTTTTAGAATCTAAAAGATATTTCTGTTGCTGTTGATCTACAAATCCGCTCATCCTAAAACTTAGAGCAACGTCTAACTTTTCTATTTTGATCTGCAGACTATCTTTAGATAATCCTTGAGATTTAGTGTAACTGTTTAGGTATTTTACTAATCCTATTGCTGTAGAATCTGTCACATAAGGTGCGATATCTGCAATAGTTACAAATAATTCCGTGATTGTATTTGTGTACTGATTTAATTTATTTTTTTTGATTCTTGATCTATCAAAATTATCAGGAATATATTCAAACGGTTTCATGAGACACATAGCGGTGATAATCGCATACGGCCATTCCGAACTAGATCTCCATGCATACTCTACTGGGCTCACGTCTCCTAACACAAACGGTCCGCGATTGTTGATCAGTGAAAAGTCTTGTGCAAGATTAGAATCCAACGGACTCAACAACTTGCCGTCGCCGTCAACAGGGATATGCGAAATCAGTCCAGGGCGTTTATATCTGTCGTATCTGCCAGCTCGAATACCGCTGCGAATAATACCAGCTTCTAGGTCTTCCCATAGGATTAAGTTGTTGCTGGTATAGGGTGCTGCACCATATTCATCTTGCCACCATGTGGGCTCTTCTGAAAATCCTAACATTTCCCATGGGCATCGATGTGGTCGGTCGGTGTCATAGAAATGCTGGTATACCCCTCTCCACCAACCGGGTATGTTTTTGGTTTTGGTAGGATCTGACATATTTGAATAGGTATAAGTGAATGAATTTTCACTGTCAAAATATTCATTTAAGGTATAATTAATGTTGGTGTTTTGAATCCACTTGAGAAAATCTTGCACTACAATCCCATCTAATTGGGATTTAGAATATTCACCTACACCGTAGTATCCGGCCAATACCTGATCTATGTCAAATACCGCAGGGTCGTATTGTTGTTTGATATTGTTGTAGATACGTAATTCCAATTCCAACAATAGGTCATCTCTAAAATCTCCGAACGCTGCTGTAATACTGCCGTCATGTCCTTGGATAACATATCGTGGTTCTTGATATGTGTCATCAAGGAATTTTACAGGAGTATATTTTTTATACAATCCCATAGATGTAGGAGTAGGCGGAATAAAATTAGTAGCAGTGCTGAGATATTCTCTAATTTCAATAGTGTCGCCTTCTGTCAACGGCACAATAATTTTCACAAAACTAAACGCAGGGTTAAACTCGTAGTCTCGGCTGTTCAACAGCTGAGTTTTATTAAGATAAACATACACGGCTCTGCTGCTGAGTGTGTTCAAATCAAATCTTTCTGACAATGTAAATGTAGTGATGCCAGTATCTTCTACAACTGTTGTTAATGCAGTATATGCTCCTGCACCGATCATGTCTGAATCAGCAAACGCATCTTGCGCTGTTTTAACTGCGGTTAGACTGTTGATTATGTCATCAACAAAATCAATTATCTGATCATTGTAATCAATTTCTATAGCTCTCTGCAAGAAATTATTTTTAAAATCTGTGTATTCTTTTTTCGCGTATTGAATTGCTTTAACTATGTTGTGAGTCTTATCACATAATGCCATCACAGCCAACGGTGTATTACCGCTGTGTTTTAAAAATCTTTTAGCAGATAGTCTGTAATCTTCGAGATCTCGAAGATTAGATGCACCGGGTAATATGCCACTGAATTCACTGTCCCATTCTACGGCACTGGCTATATGATCAACAGCTTGACCCAAAGTAAATGATGCTATAGATGCGTTAAACGGATTTTTTTCTAATCCAACAGGTATTTCATAATATCCTTGATCCGGTTCAATGTCGGTGATAATTTTAATTACCACAACATCTTTCACTGCGAATTGTTTGCTGAATACAAAGGTTCCGAGATTTCTTGTCCATGTGCCTGTATATTTTACACCGTTAAGATAGAAATTTATTTCAGGGTCAGCAATCAAACTTTCCCATCTTATTGTAGAAAATGTCAAGGTGTCAGTTATTGTGCCCACAATCTGGTTGTCGATTATAGGTTGTAGATATTTAGAATTCAATTGCTGCCAGCCATTGGCATAATCAGATCCTAATTTATAGAACCCTGTAGATATTTTTTTGTCTACTGGTAGGTTATCAACAGTGTAACGAAATATATCAACATCCCAATCATAGTCAAACTCTATATCACCTATGTTATCGATATTGAGATAACTGAGTTTAATACCTAATTCTTTATCAATTCTCGCATTGCCCGGCTTATAGCTTAATATACTCGAACCTATGAATTCCGAGTCTGAATAGGTTGTGCGATCGCCGAAACTGATTTCGTTGCTGTCAAATACATCAAACTTCGGCTCTTGATTTACCGCAGTCTTAGGTTGACTAGATACCCAGTTAGTTCCATTAAAATGAAACATTAAGCCTTTGTTAATTACCCCTCGTCTTACTGTAACACATTGGCCGAGAATTGATTCTGCATCAACACTTTCTCTAAGATGTATCTGTTTGGAATTATTATGGGTGATAAATTCTACAGTGTATATTTTATTATTGACTAACTTGTCTTGGTCAGCCACAACTAATATTCTTGCACCGTCGAATAAAAATTCACCGTCTATGTTATATCCTCTAGATCCTTCAATAATAGAAAAAATATCAGTAGTTGCTGTATCTATGTAATCCACACTCTGTTTAGCAATTACACCGTGATTGAACAATTGCAGACCGGCACGAAATTCTATAATTGGTCGTTTGGCTCTGGCAGTTTCGTTAGCCGGAAAATCTTGTCCGCTTAATTGATATGCTTTTTCTAAAATAGATCTGTGGAACCATCGATTGTATCTACTCCATGGATTGTTATCTGCACTATTTCTTGCGATAGTTATATAATCTTTTGACGCAGCATATTCGGTAGCATCGTCAAATGGTTGTGTATCAAATCCTTCATTGTCGAATAACACTTCGGGCGCAGCTGTGCTAAGTGTTGGGGGTGCAAGATCGCTGAATCTAGTTAGTGTAACAGCAGAGCCCACTCCTTCCACTAACCATGTATCTTTGGCGTATTTGTCAGGAATAACGTTGCCTGTAAACTCTACAATCATGCCGTTACTAAATTCAATTCCATTACCACTGGTATATGTGGTTTTTCCGATGATATCTATATCTACATTGACGAAGGTATTTTCTTCTATGTCTGCGATAACGAATCTTCCGAATGCATCTGGTGTAATTTTACTTTGATAATAAAGTGTGTTCGGAGCATCGTAAGGAACGTCAAAGGTCAATATACCATTTTCAATTCCATTGTTAACCACTCCTTTATTGTAATCCAATGAGTTGGCCACACTTGCCGGTTCTATATATTGCCAATCTTCACTGTCTATAGTTATTGAACTTGTATCCAGACTGGTAACATCTCGTATAGCTCGCCATAGTTTTGAATCGTATACTACCACACTACCTTGTGGATAACTTCTGCTGGGTTGAAATAATAAACTGCCAGCATCGAAATTAGTACGAATCACTAAACCTTCACCTGGGGCGTTTACACGAAATTTATAGGTTTGTCCTCGATATAAAGTCAGTGTAGGATTATTTGTATATGCATCGGGGGTGAATACAAATGAATTTTTAGTAGTTCCTAAAACAACTTTATATGTGCTGGTAACCGTTGCACTCTGCCCTGTGAGTTTAATGCTGCGTGGTCCTAGCGGTTCCCAATAGTATTCTCTATAGTTGATGAACTTGTCCCAGTCAATAGGAGGATCCCAAGTGTAATGCGTCTGACTGGTTATTTTGTCATCACGTTCAATGGTATTGCCAAAAAATTTCAATTGATTTTTAACATCAACGTAATCATAGAAATTTTCTATCTTATCGTGATTCTTAAATATTACTCCAGGTTCCAGTTGATAACTGCTGCGAAGTGTGGCGTCAGTATCAACATAAACATCCGTGCCGTTGAAAGTTTTATCGTATCTACGACCGATGTATCCAACAACTTTGTCTAATACTCCGGGCTGTATTAATGGGTCAACTACAGCAGATAGAAACTTGTCGTTTGCGGGGGTTTGAAAAACTACCGGCAGCAGTTCTACTGATCTACGTATAGGTAATTGACTGTTAGGAAAAAATTTATTGGCCATATTAGTAAGTGGTTGATACCATAGAATTGATGCTTGCGCCTACTTCAGATGCTGTGATAGCGGTGACAATTTCTATGTCATCTACTGTAGCTGCGCTGATTAATATTTCATCGGATCGGCTCTGTATTTCAAAAAGACTACCAAATGATTGAGCGGTCTGTCTTGGCACAATAACAATGTTAGCAAGATCCGGTGCTACTGTGTTTAAGATATATGTGGTTAATTCACCCATATAAAACCTATCACCAAAATCCCAATTGTTGATATCAAAGAAATCGTTGATAGCAGTAATTACTCGAACTTTGAGATCGTTGTCGTTGATTGACCGATTTTGATTTTTTACAACTTTAAATACTGCCTGCAATTGTGGTTCTGCTTTGGCGCCAAATAAAATTTTATATTTTACAGGATGATATATGATGTCATCACTAATGGATTTGATCGACGATAATGCTGTGCCGAATGTGGTTCTCAATGCTTCACTGGTAGGTGCCACGGGTTCTATATCCGTTCCGCCGGCGAGGTAGATTCTATAACTTTCATCGTAATTTCTAATCAACAAGTAGATGTCGATAATATTACTGGTCGACGGATCTATTCTTCTATCCACACTGGCGTTGTGAAGGTATTGAAATTTTAAATTTCTTCTACCAATCGCAGCTGTGTATTCGTTAGCAATAATCAATGTGTTAGTAGTACGATCAACTCGTTTTACAACGTCTTCAGCAGAATCATAAAAATATATCAACTGCTGGTCTGGATACGACGCAGTATCGTTGAAATCAATTCCAGCTTCTCTCGGTCTAATCAGAATTAAATCCGTTGAGTTATCTATCAGTGTGCGAATTTTAGTTCCGTATATGTCGTTTGACGATAGGAAAAATAAAAAATTTAAATCTTGATTTAGTCCAACAATGTTTTCAAACGCCTCTGGATTATCTATAACCCCGTCATCGTCTGAATCTCTAAAACTCAATTTGATTTCAGTAGTGCTTTCGTACCCGTCGTCAAATTTTATTGTGTCGCTGACTTCGAAAGGGACATCCTTTCGTAATTGTGTGATAAAATCTTTTGCGGTGTTGATTCCCAACACTGTAATTTGATCCCTGACTACTGCACCTACTTGATCGTTGTAGCGTTTTTCGTTGCTGTCAAAATAGAATCGATTTTGATTTACACTTCCAAAAATGTAAGATTGTTTTCTAATTCTCACTGTGTAGCTGTCAGGCTGTCTAACAAAAGCCACAATCCACGAACTATCTATATTGGTGTTAGTAGTATCTCCAGCTTTACCTAATGTAAAATCATTTGTGAGATTTAAATTGCTAGACGTTATCAGCTTCCATTGAGATTCTGTATTCTCATACCGTAGACCAAACGTTTGAGTATCAAATACTTGATTGACAATTTCAGTCTCTAAGGCGACAGGCAAATCGCTAACGAATCTCGGAACTATGCGCTGGGCAATCGCACCAGTTGGAACTATTTCGTTAAGAGTGATTGGTCCTAGACCTTTAACATAACTGCCATCACCTGTGATTTTGACAATCTTTGTCCAGATGTATTCTGTTTGATCAGCATCGTTGACATCAGCTATAACTATTTTGCCTTTCTTAAATCTGTATCCCGCAGGCGGTACAAATTTTATCGATGCATTAATCAAGGCATATTTTAAGTTACTGGTAGAATAACTGCCCACTCTAAGCTGAGAGTTATCTATGATATTTTTAAAATAACCTGTACTGATAGATGTAGTAACTGATTGCCATGTTGTGTTGACATCTGTAAACAGTATTTTGTCAAAGTTTGTAAAATAAAAATTGTAAACTTCAGCTTCCGTGAATACCGGTTCTATGTTACGTCTGATAAAATTTATAATATCTATTCTGCTGGTGAATTTAAATGACAGTATAGATTCGTCTTGTTGTTTGTAAATGTACCCGTCATCACCGAACACATTTATACTGCTGTATTTTCCAGTAGCATCAAGAATATCAAAATTTCTGCTGATGCCGCTGCTGGTTCGATTTACTGCTTTAATTTTTACTATGTTCTGTGATCCCAGTAATGGCGCAAGATTATAATCTTCTGCTGTGATCATTCTATTCTGAGTGTAATAAACTGCAGGAGCATTGGCACGAATATTATCAATGTCTTCTGATGCAGCAGAGTTAGCCACAGTGCTCTGTAATGCCAAGCCTATTGTTAGAGTATGCTCAACGTTATTTTTATTTCTATACAAAATAGAAATATTGATGCCTCTCAACTCGTTAGGGTATATGGTATATGATAATCCATTGCTGGTTCTATAAAAAACTCTAAAAGCACCTTGAGGCAGATTACCATAGACGCCGTCGGCAAACACAAGATCAATATTATCATTTTCTTTGGTGTTGATAGCATATATGTTACGTATGTCTTGCGTTACGCTGTTATATGCAATATTGTTACCTACCAGTGATGACACCTTGGTCCATTCTTCCAGTTGAGCACCTTGTGAATTTAAAGAAAACAGCCATACATCATCATTGTTGATATTACCTGCGTCAACAGCGATTTTTTCATTAGTGGTTGGCACATCTACTGCAAAGTCTGCTAATTCTAATGTACCTTGCTTGAACAGTAAAAAGAATCCTGTGTTAGCACTACCCGGACCAGATCCGTCATTTTTATAGACAAAACCCAATTGGTTGCCCGGTACCGGTGGCTCTTCGTAAATGTTCTCGCTGTTTTTAAAAGCGGTGCTGACTATTTCAAAATTTACACTTCTGCTGGCCACAGTTTTAGAGAATGAAAACAAAGGCACATCTGTGGTCACTGTACGAAATCTGTATTGTTCTGTAGGAATTCCTTGTATGGTAGCTGAGCCTTGGCTGCGGCCAAATTCTGTGTTGTCTGCCATAGCACTGTTCAACACAGTGAGAAATTGTTCTAACCAATTATTATTTGTAGGGTCATTCCATGTTATTAATTGTTGTGCAAGATTCTTGCCATTGCTGTCTAGTATAGTGTCAGTGGTCGACACTGTGGCAAATTTCAACAGTCCGCTGGCAGCTACAGTTCTCTTGGCATTATAGCTGAGCATGCGAGCTATACGCAGAACACTTTCTTTGGTCTCTGCTAATTCAATAAAATTTTCTCTGCTGGCAAGGTCTATGCGGAATGCCAAACTCTGTCCCAAGAACGCCACAGCATCTATTAATGCCATGTATTCCGACGATTCTATGTAGTCATTAAAGTCTTCTGGATAGTTTTCACGAAGATATGTGATAATAACCCTACGCAGGTTTTCAAAGTCGTAGCTACGGAAATCAGCGTTTTTAAACGTCTGATAGATCCTAGTCCAATCTTGATTCAGTATGAGATTATTTTGTCTGCTTGTTGTAGTCATACCAATATTTACCCTTAAAAATAAACTGCTTAGTTAATTACACTGTTGTTTTTATCAAAGTTCATGGTCATACGTTCTGTGATATTAAATGGAATATACACTAAATCTGCCTGTATACGCATGCCTTGATCCGTGCTGTCTATGTTAATTTCAGTGACTGCGAATCTAGGATCATAGTTTATGATAGTTTCTACATCCTTGGCTATGATCTCTTTTACATCAGGAGTAAATGGTTCAAACAGCATGTCCCAAATCACTGTGCCGAATTCTGGATTTTCTAATTTCTCGCCTTTGCGAATATAAAAATGATTGATTAAATCCTGCTTGACTAGATTAATATCATAGAGTTTGAAATTCTTATTGGCTTCTTTAGAGCTGAATCCTTTGTAGGTGAATTGACCCTGATTCTGTGTCACAGTAGCAGAGCGTTGTGCTGCTGTTTGTTGATTGTATAGTTTAGTGGCCATAATTAAGTATTCCTATCTGTTTTATCCGGTGTCAATTGGTCTGGGGCTCTATGTTCATGCAATGCCCAAGGTTCGTGCATGGGTATGCGCTTCATGAAGCTTTTCACAATGCCAGCTTGGTAACGCTTGTCCCAACCGGCCGCTGTGCTGGTAGCTACATTGTCTCTAAGATCGTACGGTTTCACAAAGTCAGCAACCGCAGCAGTTTCTGCATTGTTCGGTCCGTTGAAATTGATTTTAGTACCGTTGAGTTTGAGTTCAGCACCGCTGCCAAGACTTATGTCTGAGGTAGAACTGATCTTAGTTTCTGCTCCAGAAGCAATATCCAAATCGTTGTTAGTGGAAATTTTAGTCTTGGCTCCTACTAATATGTCAAGATTGGCTCCTACTGTGAGTTTAGCATCTGCATTAATTAGAAACTCCATGTCAGTGGCTATTTCCACATGCCACTTACCTGTTTCAGTTCTCATGTTGATATTTCTGCCTGCTTCTAAATTTATATCTCGAGCAGCACGTATGTTAAGGTCTTGCTGAGTATGTACGCTGATGCTGTCTTCAGCGAATATATCTATCTTGCCGTTACTGGTTAGTTCAATCCATGCTGTGCCTCGAGCATTGGCAATGTAGATCAAATCTTCTGAATTGTGCATCAGGATCTGATGCCCAGTTCTAGTTCTTACTCTAAAATATTCGCTGGCTGGAATTGTAGCAGATCCTGTGTCGCCTTTTCGTTGATTGGCAGGATCTAACAAATCAATGTATTTTACCGGCCCCTCTGCAGCAGATTTTTCTCTATGGAATCTATCATTACCGTCATCCATTACCAACTGTGTGCCACCTAACCTACTCACAGGCACAGTAGCTTGGCTGTCTGCCTTACCTATCTGTTGTTTTTTTGCGCTGACTCTACGGTCAAGGGGGCCAGGTGTA